TACTAGAACTTCTCATTATTCTTATGAGATTATCGATAATAAAATAAGAGTCTATCCAATGCCACGAGGACAAGACAACTTTGCGGGATATCTTGATCGTATTTGGGTTCGATTCAGAATTACAGATAACTCTTGGGGCGAGAATGGAGATACAGACACAGGCGTGAATGGTGTTAACAACATTAATACACTTCCATTCGACAACATTCCTTACGAAAACATCAACTCTATGGGTAAACAATGGATCCGCAACTATGCTCTCGCTCTATGTAAAGAGATGCTAGGGCAGATTCGTGGTAAGTTCCAGACTGTTCCAATTCCCGGTGAGTCTGTTACTCTTAACTATTCTTCCCTTCTATCCGAAGCACAAAAAGAAAAAGAAGATCTACGACAGAAGTTAGCAGATATGTTGAAGGAAATCGAATACCCAGAACTCGCAAAGAAAGAACAAGAGAAGGTTGTTGCAGCAGAAGAAACTCTCCGCCGCTCACCACTACCTATCTTCGTAGGATAACTAAATGTCAGATAACGAATGGTCTAGACCAGCATCACCGCCACCTCCACTCTTTCTTGGTAAGAAAGAAAGAGACCTTGTTAAGCAAGTCAATGATGAACTTGTAGAAAAGGTTATTGGGCAGCAAATACTTTATTATCCTATTGACCTTGAAACAACAAATTTTCATGAGCTATATGGAGAGGCTATAGAAAAAACTTTCTTGCCACCTGTAAGAGTATATGCTCTTGTTAAGTTTGACCAAGACGACACTTCCTACTTAGATTCTGTTGGTGTTGACAACATGTCTGAAATTACAGTACACTTTCACAAGCGTAGACTAACAGAGGACCAAGATCTCTTTGTGAGAGAAGGAGACTTTGTTCTCTACGGAGACCTTTACTATGAGATTATGGCTTTATCTTCACAAAGAAGATTATTTGGTCAAGTAAACCAAACATTTGAAATTTCTGCTAAATGCAAGAGAGCACGCAAGGGACTATTCGATGCTACCTGATAACTTTGACTTCGCACAACTTCCTGACAAGGAGGGCTTTACTCTTGAAGAAGTAGGGATGTTGGCTTCTCGAATAGAAGATATTGATTATGCAATGGTTTCTTGGCTTAAGGAAGATCTAGATTTGACAACAATCACGAATGAAGGTCTAAAGCGTGTTCCCGTCTTGTGGCAAACACCCGAAAGAGCATTTCAAATAAAGAACAATAGAGATTTACGAGTTCCTGATGATCATAGCTCAGGTGCCATTACACTTCCTGTCATTACTGTTGAGAGGACCGGTATTGTGAAGGACCCTACAAACAAGGGTGGCTTTCAGGCACACATATTCTCAGACAAGAAAAATGGTAGAACAGGTCGTATTGTTATTGCAAAACATATCAAACAAGATAAGACAAGGAACTTTGCTGTTGTTGGAAACACACGTACAAATAGTGATGGTACAAGACAAAAGTTCTTTCCAAGAGAAAACAAAAAGGTTGTTATTGAAACACTCTCAATACCAATCCCCATCTATGTTAATATTGACTACAAAATTATAGTTAAGACTGAGTATCAGCAACAGATGAATGATCTCACCCAACCCTTCATGACAAGAACAGGACAAATAAATTCATTTGTCATGCGCAGAAACGGTCACCTCTACGAAGCGTTTATTGACCAAGGCTTTAACCAAACTAATAATGTTGCTAATTTAGGAGAAGACGAGAGGCAGTTTACTAGCGAAGTAAATATAAAAGTTATCGGTTACCTAATCGGTGAGGGTAGCAGCGATGACAGACCAATAGTAACAAGAGAAGAAAGTATAGTAGAAGTTGCATTTCCAAGAGAATCGGTTGTTCCAGCAGGAAACGACAACTTTTTTATGGACTAAAGACATCCTGAAGTCCTTTGGGTTATATGCCTACTATTTAAACATGATTGATTATGCTTTACAGCATGTTTATTTAAAAAGTGAGGAAATACCTAATGCCCGTAAAAAGTTTTAAATTTGTGTCTCCCGGCGTGTTTATCAACGAAATTGATAACTCATTCCGCCCACGTAGACCAGACGCTATTGGTCCAGTAATCATTGGACGTTCTGTTAGAGGTCTTGCAATGCAGCCAGTCAAGCTAGAATCATATTCTGACTTCTTGACCATGTACGGAGATACAGTCCCCGGTAACGGCGGTGGCGATGTCTACCGTGATGGCAACTACCAGTCACCAATGTATGGTACTTACGCCGCAAAAGCATTCTTAAATGCTTCTGTTGCGCCTGTTACTTATGTTCGCCTACTTGGAAATCAAAATATTAACAAGTCCACAGGCGGAGAAGCTGGATGGAAGACCACGAAGCAAGCAAACCAGAGTGGACTTGCCACACAGGCTGAAAACGGTGGTGCATTTGGTTTATTCCTTTTCCCATCAAGTTCCGGGGGTCCCGGCTCTCCTGCATACGGCGAGGAAGCCGCCGGAACCTCAGATCTAGGTCGTGGTGTCTTATCAGCAATTTGGTATGTTGACCAGAATTGCTCCATCCAGCTTTCAGGAAATGCTGCTAGAACTCCTGCTGCCGATGCTGCCGCCCTTCAAGGTGTCGGGATGGTTGTAGAGAGTGATGCAAGTGGTCACTTTACTGCAGTCGTCAAAGGCTCCAAGACTTTGAACACAGTAGATGAAAAGTTTGTCTTTAACTTCGATGACAGCAGCGAACGATTCATCCGTAAGACATTCAACACAAACCCACAACTAAAGGGTGCAGACCAAAGTTTCTATGCTGAGTCCCTTGAGCGCAACTACTGGCTTGGTGAGACTTTTGAGCAGGAAGTAAGAGACGGTCTTAGAGGGCTTCTTACTGGTTCCGACGCTGGCTCACAAGTTGGCAAGAAGATGTTTGGTGTCATATGGCCAATTCAGAACTCTTCAAATGAAGGACCAAGCCAAATGCAAGGTAACACCGAAGAGGCAAGAACTGGCTGGTTTATCGGTCAGGATCTTGGTGAAGCCACTAGCTATGTTCCTTCACAGGCAAACAAGTTATTCAAGCTAAAGGGTCGCGGTCACGGCGAGTGGCTCAGCAAGAATGCAAAGATATCTTGAGAGATTCGATAATCTTACCCTAGACCCACGTTCACCAAACTACATTTCAAGAAAGATTGGTGATAAATACTACGAGTGGAACGAAGCCGAAAGAAGACTAAGAGAGTACGGTGAGTACCCAAATCAGTCTAAGTTCGTATATGTTAGTGACATTGAAGAAGGTAACATCGCGAATGCGCCCACACTAATTCCATTTGGATTTTATGGTCCACCCAAGTTTGCTGGCTCTGCCACAATCAGTGGTTCTGTAGACGATTCTATCACAGGTCTAGAGGACACTTACTTAAATGTATCCACTTTGTTTGGAACCGGCAGCGGCGGCATCATTCTCTCGGGTGCTCTCGGTAGATTCTCAGGCTCACTAGAGTTCCCAACCGCAAGATTGCGTCACTCTGCATCTGATGGTGGTTTATCAGACCAGACCGATACCTACTTCGGTTTCCAGACCTCAAGAACCAGAACTTCTGCACGTCCTGACATGTCAATGAAGGATTACCACAGACTATGGCTTCCCGGCGGCGACTGGTCGGATACTGATGCAACTGGTGTTACTGGAAATGCTTACATTTTCACCATGGATGATATCATCTTTACTTCAAAGTCTGGTTCTTACTACCACAGTGGATCCAGAACTACTGGTGAAAGTTACACTGCAGAAAGCGGCAAGACATACAAGGATCTTATTGACCTTGGATTCGATCAATTCACTGCTCCAATGTGGGGTGGATTTGATGGCTTTGATATTACCAAGCCCGATCCTGTCTACAACGCTGGTATGAGTGGTGTACCAACTGAGCTGAACAACTACATTTATAACACCTACAAGCGTGCAATTGATACTGTAGCAGATCCAGAGTTTGTAGACATGAACCTTCTAGCTGTTCCCGGTCTAACAAAGGATGGTTTGACAACACACATGGTTGATGTATGTGAGGCACGCGCTGATGCTCTTGCCCTAATCGATCTTCCCGATGTGTACTTGCCACCACATGAAGAGTACTACGCAGATATTGCTGACCGTCAAGCTTCTACACCTTCACAGGCTTCAAACGCGCT